GACAAAGAGTTTTTAGACGGCTGGTTAAATCGCGTTTATCGTATATGAGTATCGTCAATGCCGTGGAAAATAAGTTTGGTGGATTGGCGAAGCTGGTGGGTGAAGCTGCGCCCCTGGTGGCTTCGGCGCTCGGTTCTCCGCTGGCAGGTGTTGCGGTATCTTTACTCGCTGGTGCTTTTGGGGTTGACGTTAAAGATATCAATGGCCTCCAAGCTGCGATCTCTGCCGATCCTGAGGCGGCTATTAAACTCAAAACCATCGAGTACGATCACGCTGACACGCTTGCTAGACTTGCTAGTCAAGATTACTCGACTGAGGTGGATGATCGAAAGGACGCGAGACAGAGGGAAATAAAATTAGGTGATCATGTTCCGACAATTTTGGCGCTAATTTTTACGTTAGTTTATGCGGGTATACAGTTTTGCGCTATCTACGCGCCGCATAATGTCGATGATATTATTAGTGCGAGGGTGCAAGATATCATGATAATAATCGTGGGATATTATTTTGGTTCGTCTAATAAAAAATTAAGTGATAAGATGTAGACTCAATTAATTAATTGGAGTATGCGAACATGGAAGCAGTATCAGTAAATTCACCAGCAAAACACGCGGTCGAGATTGACGCACATCAAGGCGGCAACAAAGCGGCAGAACGTCCAGGCGCAAATAAAGGAATGGTTGATCATCACATGGTTGATAAAATTGACCATGCTAAACACCATTCAGCAGCAAAAGCAGCAATGGGCGCAATGGGGCACTATAACGTTGAGTACTTTGACGGCGGTATGCGTAAATAAATTAGAGGGGCGTTAATTCGCCCCTTCTTCTTGTGAAAGGAAACGGGATGACAATTAAGTTTGAGTTTAGGCCAGGACAGCCAACTAAGTTTTCAGCGGAAACCACTGAGAAAATTATTGAAGGTGTTGAAAAGGTTTTAGTGTTGGGACAGGTTGCTGCATGGGCTCAAATAACAAGACAAACTCTTTATAATTGGCTTAATCAAGGCAAAGAAGATATAGGCAAAGGTTTATGGAGTGAGCATGCTCAATTTTTTTACAAAGTAAAAGGGAAACAGTGTGAAGAAGTCGCAAAATTACAGCTTCATATTCGTAATGCGATTCCTAATTGGCAATCACAAGCATGGCTGTTGGAAAGATGTTTTCGCGAAGATTTTGGCGCAGATGCTGGAATCATTAATGATCTATTAGAAAAATGTACTAAGCTTGAGAGTGATTTCAAAAAGATGAATGAAAGGGGTCTTTAGTTGCAAAAAAGTCTCCGATATAAAATATTAAAAGAATGTTTGCATTGTAAAAATGAGTTTTATACACGGTCTGATAGTGTGGGTAAGTTTTGCTCTAGGAAATGCACCGTTCATAATAATGTTCAAAGATGGAATAGCGCCAAAGAAGATTTTAAAAATAGAAATGAAAAGGGATTATCATAATGGCTAACTGGATTGCAGCAGCAACAGCAAAGAACAAGGGCGCATTAAGAAAGAAACTTGGTGCAAAGAAAGGTAAGAAGATACCAGCAAAGAAACTTAATGCCGCAGCTAAAAAAGGCGGTAAAATTGGCAAAGAGGCACGATTGGCAAAAACTTTACGTAAAATAAGGAAGAAATAAATGTCAGATGAAGTAACGAAACTTGAAGTGACACCAGAACAAATTGAAGCGGTTAAGAGAAATCTGATAGCTAACTTTTTAAATCTTTATCATACCTTTATTGAAGGTGTTAAAAGTTTTCCATGTCATCCCGCTGCAAAACAAAATGCTTTAATATTTTTTGACACTGGTTGTGTATGGTATAAAGAGGCAATCGCATCAATGGCAGCGGAGAATATATCTATTGCCCCGCTTGATCCAGTACCGCAAGCACCAGTACAGACAGCAAGTGAACAAGAAAGTAATGTAACCCTTGATACAATCAAAGCAGAAGAAAAGTTAAGTACTGAGATAGTAGACGCCGCATAAGGACATTATGTTTGTCTGCACGCCCTCATCATTTGTAGATATATTTTTCCTCGGTGTAGGATTGGCTTATGCCATTCCTATCGGGGTTTATATATTATTCCAGTGGATGAATAAGAAATGAAAAGCCATAACGAAAAACTTAAGCCGCTCAATCTAAAAGATAATAATTTTTCTATCCTCTGGCAACCGATTGGCAAGCCAAAACAAGAACCGTCAAAGCAATCAATAGCGCCGCAAAAGAGGTAGAAGAATGAGCGATAAACTAATAGCCACACCAGAAGAATTAGAATTACTTTTTCCAATATTTGAACAAAGAGAGATATTTATACGCGTCATGACTAGATTAATTTCAGTAATTGATCGTAGTCATGAAATACCACTTTGTTACGTGCCTACGAGAGTAGAATGAGCTATAAATTATATGAAAATACTTGTAACGCTCTTATGTTTGCAGTGATTGTATTTGTGTGGATAGTAACAGGTTGTTTATCTGGGTTGATGATTTATGGCACATTGAAAGTAGTAGGAGTGTTATGAGCGATAAAGACCACGAAGAAAAACCTGAAAGAGTGCAAGTTCACACTTATGATGGGACAATGCAATCACTAGAAGACTTAATTAAAAACCTGAAATTAGAAGATGAGCCATATCATTTTGATGTTATTAGAAAGACAGTCGCTATCTATAAACAAGGATTGATTTATTTTCCAGGTGATTATTATTACGTAAAAATAGACGAGATCAAAGATGAATAAAGACGAAGAACAATCTGTATCACCCCTAATCGCGCAGATGATGAAGTTGGAAGAGAGGGTAAAAGAGTTAGAAAATGAAGTTGAAAGGTTAGATAGTGATGACGATGATATTTGGTCAGATATTAGTAGTTTACAAGAAATAGCAAATAATTATAGTGAAAGACTAGAGAAGCTGGAGAAATGGCATCAAGAATGTGAGGATATTGTCAACGAGCAGCCAGTTAAAGATTGCACCCAGTCGGATGATGAAAAACCTATCGTTCAAAAGATGATGGATATTATGGAAAAGAATATAGGTTATCGTACCGAAGAACTGGAAAAAGAATTATACGAAATGAAATTAGTGTGTGAATTACATGTAAGAGAGATACTTAGACTAGAAAAAGATTTAGCCCATTCTGTAAAAACCGGAAGAGACTTAAGCGATTGGTGTAATGAGAGAAACGAAAAAGTATTAGAGTTAGAAAAACAACTTGCCGAGAAAGATGCTGAGATAGATAAACTAGAATGGCAAATTAAGCAATTGGGCGGCACAGTAGATCAGTTCATTAATCAGTTAAACGAGAAAGATAAACTCCTAGACCAATATCGGAGTTATGGGTGTAAGCCATAAGATAGGATAAGATTTGTATAATTACTAATTTCAGTAATCATTAGTAGTTATTAGTAGATGAATAATGGCCGACGATACTGAAGGCTCAAACCAGAACTAGCTAGCTGGTCACCGGCGTGTACGGGAAAATAGGCCAAAGAATAATGTATAGTGATCTTTTAGGAGGTCACTATATGCCAAGGAAGCCTATAACTGATTTACCCGAATTGACGCCACAAGAAGCTAACAATATTAATCGCTTATTTAGCCATTCAAGATCAAGATCAAATAGCCAAGTAACTAATGTAAATATCAATATTGACACGAGAGATGATTGCTTAACTGGATGTTTTAAGACTATATTTAAGGCTTTGCGGAGAGGATGACATGCTGAATATTAGTGATAAGAAAACACTAGAGCGGATGAAGTCTATGCCGAAGTTAAAACAAGAGATAATTTCTTATTTGTTTGACTTTGTATCACGCAAGCAAGGTGATCGGTGGTGGCAGTATAAAGGTGAATTTAAGTATGATGGCGCTGAATATAATTTGGAGTGCGAGGTTAGAATGGACAACCAAATGTTCACCTATCGCAATTTATATATTGAGCACAAGCAGCGGATTATAGATGTGGATGATTTAGTTAATAAGGGGATTATACATTGAGCAATATACCTGGCTGGATTTATGAAGGTCTGCTAAAGATAATGGTTATGATTGCGCTCGCGGAAGGTATTTATTTAATGAACCTTTGTATCAATATAGCTGAGGGGTTATTGGATTGATTGCCGTTTACATCTTCTATTCAAAGGCAACGGGAATACAATCTTGGTTGTCATTCTCCAAAGAGTTTAAGCACTGCAACATAATCACCTATGATGGTAAAGACTGGATCATGCTAGACCTTGATCGAACGGGTCTGTTAACCAGGCGTATTAAATGCAATGATGGCGATACGTTGATCAGAAACTTGCCACACATACCAGAGATAACCGCTATCATATCGGTTGATGTTAAAGATAGGGTTAGGGTGGCCTGGAAACCATTTTGGGTGCGCTCTTGTAATGAGATATGCAGGTACGCATCGGGGGTTGACATTGGTATAAGCTTTAACCCTGTGCATCTATACAACAAACTGATAAAGTATGACGGATCGAATTACGAAATATTATCGCATTGGAGGCGGTCACATGGGGTTTCTGGGCGGGGACAATGAACAAACACCAGGCAGCGCACTGGCTGACGAACAAATAAGACAGAATCAAGCGGAACTAGAGTTAAAAAAGCAAAGTCTTTATGAGCAACGATTGGGCATTATCAAGGGTCAAGGTGGTGAGCAATGGCACGCTAATCGTGATAGTGGACAAGTAGCAAGAAATAATCCCATCCCTGGATTGAGATTAAAAAACCAACGCTAAGGAAAGCACATGGAAGACCTCCAAAAGTTAAACGCACGCTTCTGGGAAGCCCGACAATACAAAGATCGTTGGCTGGCGTTATACAAAGAATTGTATTTTTATGTCATTCCTGATCGTGATGCTTTTAACGTCAAGTTTAATTACCGTGATGATGGCAAGCCCGTTACCCAGCAGATATGGGATAACACCGCTATGCTTGCTGCTTATCAGCGGGCTAATGATTTACATGGTCTGTTGCTGCCTAAGGATCGTGTTTGGGGTAAGTTAGTATTAGACCCTCATTTGTATAGCCAGGAGTTAATCCGCAATGCACAGGTTGTCATGGATGAGATTAACGATCGTATATTTTTCTATCTTAATGAGAGCAATCTTAGTCGCGTTGTCTCTAGTAGCAATCTTGATCTTGTTGGCGGTACAGCAGCTATCTGGGTTGAGTCTCAATCTGATGATGTACCTTTGTACTTCCGTTCAATACCAAGTGTTGCGCTTTATATCGAATATTCGACAGATGATGTCATCAACACATGCTGGTTCGCGCAGAAAATGACGGCACGATCTATTTTGGAGACATACCCAGGTTATAGTGGAAAATTAAGAGAGACATTGCAGCAGGAACCGGACGAAGTATTTACCGTTAACTTTGGTCAGATAAAATATAGTGATGATTCATTTTATATATATGCAGTGATGGATGATGACCCTGAGGCATTATTATTTGATCGCGAGAGTACATATCAACAGATCATTGTTTATCGTGATCGAGTGAGGCCAGGTGAGGCAGAAGGTCGTGGTATTGGTGTGGATATGTTACCCACTATTAAAGACCTTAATCAGATCGTCATGTACAGCCGACAGAACATGGCATTTAAGGCTAACCCGCCGATGTTTTATGATGCTGGTACTTACTTTAATCCTTATTCTGTACGCCAATGGTCGGGGGCAATGATTGCTAGAAATCCACAGGGCAGAAATCCTCTGGAAGCATTGCAGATGCCAGAATATCCAGACGTGTTTCAGCAGGTTTTGCACATACAAGGTGTGATTCAGCGAGGTTTCCAGGTTGATCCATTAGGTGAAATACAAACACCAGTCAGATCGGCAACAGAGGTATCAATCAGGGAAAACAGGGCGCAAAGAACATCGGCCACCGATATATCGCGCTTGATTAACGAGCTACCAAAACAAATATTTGATGTAGCGGCAAAGATTCTCAACGAGCGTGGATTGTTAACTAAACAGCGTCAATCAATCCCTGGTTTCTCAACAAACAAATTAAAGTTTGATTATGTATCGCCGCTATATGACTTGCAGAATCAAGCTGATCTCAACCACTTGATAACCAACATGCAGGTTAAACAACAATTCTTTGGTCAGGGTGCGGCAATGGCATCGGCTAACATCTTTGAGATGAATCAATTTTTAACTGATAAACTAAATTTACCACGTAAACTATTTGCTTCGGATGAGGAAATACGGCAATTCTTGCGGCAGATGGTCGAGCAGCAATCGCTTGGCCAATTGCCTGCGCCGTCTCCATCTACGGCGGCGGGTAAAGTTGAGTTCCCATCTGCGCCAAATGTGACTATATGATTGCGAGAAAAGACTGTGAAGATTGTAATGGCAGCGGAAAGATAGAAGTTGAAAATATCCATTTTGGAAGGCCATATTGGAAAGATGGAAAAATAGTTAATGATATATTTGGCAAAGGGGATTGGCATTTAGCACAATGCCCATGTGTGGGAGAGGATGAGTGATAACAGAATTATTAAAAGCTAAAAAGATTTCTGAACAAGAGCACCAATTGTATATGTTATTTCAAGCCAACGAGTTAGGACGTAAAGTTTTAGACAGGATGATGCTGGACACATTCATGGACGAACCGTTGAGCACGGAGTTTGGCGGCACAGGCTTTGCGTTTTATGATGGGAGGCGCTCTGTGTTCAGGGATATACATAGGGTGCTTATTCATGTCGAACAAATAATAAAGGAAGCAAATAATGGAACAGACCCAAAATCAGAACCAACAACAAGAAAAACTGTACGCAGGAAAGTTTAAAACGGTTGAGGATTTAGAAGTAGGCTATAAAAATTCTGCTGCTGTGTATGATGAAAATACCAAGTTAAAAAACCAACTAGATGAAGTGACCAAGGTACCTGATGCGTATCTTAATCCCGCCGATGTGGAGTTAGAAGCTAATCGGTTGTCTAACCTACAAGCGCGTGCTAAAGAATCGGGTATGACGCAGAAGCAGTATGAAAAGTTTGTAAAGGGTGAGCAGGCGCTTTTGGATGGCAGAAAGACACAATTTGAAAATGCCAAGAAGGCGGTAGGTGAGGAAACGATTAACATTCTGAGTGACTATGTTAAAAGAAATTACCCACAAGCGCTGCATGACAATATGTTGAACACATTTATAGGTAATGAAGAAGCGAGAAAAGCAGCGCTTAGTCATAGAGAACAATTATTAAATAATACGGTACCTGGCATGAATAAAGTAGCGGCGGCGGGTGGTTACCATGTAACGGATGAAGATGTAAGAAAGGCATATGATGCGAAGGAAAGATCAAAGAGCCCGAAAGACATACAACGCTATCTTGCTTTGGTTACCCAGCAGGCAACACAGCAACGCGCTAGTTGACGATTTTCGGTATAAAGATTAGTATTTAAGCATCTTGGAAAGTGCCTCATTATTGGGTAACCGCTTTCCAAGATCGAGAACATTATCAGCCTGTCACTGACGGTAACCTGATAGATGCTCAAGACTGGACGCTTAGGCGTCTTTATTGATATCTATTAGGAGTAGTCAGGATGACTAATCAAATTAATTTAAACACTGCTTCGCAGTTGTTTGATACAGAAGTCACGATTAAGTTTCAAAATCACCAGTTCTTAATGAACACAATTGAAGAAAGACATGGCACCACTGGTGATGCAACCAACGTACCAGTTTCCGATATCATCGAAATGCAACAACAGACGTATGCCCCTGTTGATATCCCAGTAACGCCAGTAAACCCAACAAACGTAATGATTGTGCCTTACAACTATGCGCTTAAAACCGTTATTGGTGGTGGTGAAAAGACACTGTTTGCGTATGACAAAATTGTTGATCATGCCAAACTGCACGCTAAAGCTGCTGGTCGTATGTGCGATTATATTAAGATTAATTCATTATTCACTTATAGTGGGTTTGGTAGTCTTTTTACCGTAGCTGCAACGGTTGGCGTTAACACAGGTATGAACGAAGGCAAACTGGCTCAGGCATTATCCTACCTTGAGGATCAAGGTGTGGATGTGATGAATCATGCTTGCTCGCTCTGGCTGCCAGCAATTGCTAAACAATCCATGTTGAATGATGATCGTGTTGTTAACTTGTTCTATAACGACCGCCGACCATTAGTTGATAACCAGTTAGTTTCCTACTTGGGCGTAGACATTCGCACTTTGGGCAGCAACGGTATCAATACCATTCCATTTACTACTTCCATGAGCATCAACACCTATCTCACGCCAGTAGTTAACAAGGAAGCAATGGTGCAAATCTTCAACAGAGATGTGCAAACCTCTATCACATGGGTACCGCAGAACGATCGTTGGGAATTACTCACGGTAATGACTTCGGGCGCTCAAGTTATCCAAGCAAATGGTATTGCGCTTGTTACTGTTAAAAACCCATACGTTGCTAACTAAGCAATCATCACGGAGGATTTTGTATGTCAAATTTTGGTTCATTTGGTCAAGTTACGGAAGGGTTACCAGGTACAGCACCTAATATTTTTGTGGCGTCTAGTCCTGACAGCCTTGGTACGATTACAGCGGCTGGTTATTTGAATGATCAATCAAGTCGTATTAAACAAAATGATGTGTTTTATATTAACTATAGTGATACATCTACGTTCCCATTGAATGTTGGTGAGCTTGCTACGCTAGGTGAATTTTATGTGAATTACTCGGCTCCCAATTGGAGTCTGGTAAACGCATTAACGGCACTTGGTACGGCTGCTGCAAAGAACGTAACAGATAACACTAAGTCATTGGTGGCATCAGTTAGTGGTTCATTCACGGTTGATAACTTCACATGGGCTTTAGATACCGCTGGAACGATTGGTGATAGTGGTTATAACGTTAATAACATCTTGCAGTACGCATCTGTTGCGGTTTCTGCGGCTGAATTTAACGGTATGTATGCTGCCCCTAAACTACTTGTTGCTGCACCTGGCGCAAATATGTTATTGGTTGTTGAGCAGGTAGAGTTAGTAATGACTTATGGCGCGGCTGCATTTGCAAGTGGTGGTGTTGTTGCGGTTCAATATGATAGTACTGTACATGGTGCTGGCGTATTGGCTACAAATAGCGAAGCTGCGGCAGACTTTTTTGCAACAGCAAGTACAACATTTTTATTCTCGGGTGCTTTTGGTAACACTGTCGGCGCTTTACCATTCTCAACATCTGTCAATAAAGGCTTATACCTATCCAATCCAACGGGTGCATTTACAACGGGTGATTCAACATTCGTTGCTAAAGTTCACTATCGCATCATTGCTACAGCATAAAAGGTTGGGGGCGATTCTGCCCCCTTACTTTCCAGGGAGGATAAATGCCGTCATTAATTGAGCTTACTAATCGTACCTTGGCTGAATTAGGGCGCACACCTATCGAATCTCTCTCGCCGTCTCTTAATAATCCTGTTCCACCTGAGGCGATTATTGTTTCTAATAAAATACTTGAGTTATATAAAGAGGTTTTATTGGATTACAATTGGAATTTTGCTGTTGTTTATGTGACTAATTCATCACCATTAACAACAAATTTTTCTGTAGATTTCGTGTACAGTTACGAACTTCCAGGCAATTATGGGAAATTTTTTCAATTTGCATATACAGGTGCGGATTGGCCTATTTATGCAATATGGGATGGAATGCTTTTAGCAAATACATTGCCAGTGCAATATTATTATATAGCGAATGACCTTCCTTTTGAGACCTGGCCACCATTAGTAGTCAGGTATTTAGTATTATATGCAGCGGCAAAATGTTCTCCTACACTAACTAATAATTTAGAATTAACTAAGTACTTAGAAATTGAGTACGAAAAAATTAGAATTAGAGCCATTGAACAAAATGATATGGAGCGTAGCGTGCAAAGTACAAGATATAATGATTTCGATCGCGTGACGTTTGTCTGATTATTTATATTTTTTCAGGTATTTTATCATATTTTTTAATGTATCAATTGACTCATCAATGTTGCCTATGATCATATTGCAAAGACAACATAATAATCCCCTCACCTTTCCTGTTTTGTGATCATGATCAATAGATAGCTCTCTTGTTTTATTAGTTATATGATGCTTTCTAGTTTCGCTTTTTTTGCATATAGCACATACATTATCTTGCTTCATTAACATTTTATTATAAATTTCTAATGTTATTCCGTAACGTTTTGGATTGCCGCGCTTATTATGAATTATGGCGGCAGCTCTAAGCCTTTCTTTGTTTTCTGGAGAATCTCTATAAGATTTTCTTTTGGCTTTGTAGTTATCTCTCTCCCAATATCTAGTTAATTTCTCCCTTTCTCTGCCTTCTAATCGACAAGCATTGCATCTAAAGTAAGGTTTTTTAACTCCTCTATAGTTGTAAACCATTTGGGTTACTTGGTGTTTTGTTAAATCTCCATGTTTTTTGCAGTTTCTGATAGTCTTTGCCATATTCACCTCATTAGGGTTGTCATTAATAGGGCAAAACCAGGTGGTTAATGAGGCCACTTTTCGCTCCGTCGAGCTAGGTTTTGCGGACAGGCATGATATAATAGGCGCTCAATGGGTGCAAGGATGAGCCATGTCAGAACAGATGATACGCCAAACCAATTTCAACATGGGCGAAGTAGACCCAACAGTATGGAAACGTACTGATATACCCGAGTATCTTACCGCGGCACAATCATTATTAAATATTGAAGTGGGAACGACTGGACTTGCTAAAAAGCGCAAGGGTACATCTATATTATTTAATGCAACGGGTTATGCTCAAGCCAATTCGCACATGTATGAATTTGTAGATAAGTTTAATAATCATTATGTGATTTTATCGGCAGGTGGTGGAACGTGGTATGTATTTTCAGCGCCAACCAATGAGGCGCAGGTAATTACTCACACTGGCGCATTTGTTGTGACGGGACGTGGGACAAATGTTGTGGCTAATTCTGAGGGATTAACTTTCGTGCAGAATATTACTGGTATGCCATACACGACCAGTGATCTTGAGAATATAGACTATACGCAAGATAATGACGCATTGGTTTTGACTAATCCTAACTATGCCCCTGGCCGTATATTCGTATCATCTTATACAGCAGAAGTGCCAACATTTGCATTTGAATATCTAGATATATACCCATTACCAGCATACGATTTTAACAACATTAACTATAATAATTTTACGGTTACATTATCTGTTTTAAGTAATGTATTAACATTCGCATTTAGCGGTGAAGGTGCTGATCCTGGCTTTAATAATGCTTGGATTGGTGGGCAGATTATTGGCGGTGGCGCATCAGATATAGAGCCAGTTGGTTATGCGATTATAACGGCAGTAAGTTATGGCGGCGGTGGCGGCGGAACAACAACATTCACGGCGACTGTTCAACTTCCATTTAATACGAGCACATACGCAACACAAGGATCGCAATATTCGGTCAGGCAGCCCGCTTGGAGTGCGGCATTGGGATATCCAAGCAAAGTATTATTTTTCCAAAATAGATTATGGCTTGGTAACACGCAGTCACTAAGCAATACGGTATTTGGCTCTAAGATTAACTCACCTATCAACTTTGACGTTGGTACGGGGCGCGATACAGATGCTATTGTTTATACTATTGGTCAGACAAACTCTGGTGCAATCCTTTGGATGAATGGCGGTAAGCAGTTAGAAATATACTGTCAGAATAACGAATTTGCATGCCCTCAAGATGTTAATACAGCTTTAACGCCATCGACATTTTCTATTAGGCAGCAATCGTCCTATGGTTCATCACCTTTGTTAAAGCCAATTACGTATATTAATGATAGCTACTACACGACCAAGACAGGTAAGGCATTTGTTAACTTTCATTTTAATGGTATTGGTTTAACCTATTCATCAAGCAACATATCAGCGGCATCAAATCATTTAATTAAAGCGCCAACTAATAGAGCATTATTGCGTGGCACTGATACGAGCCAAGATAATTTTATTTATTTGTTAAACCCCATCGACGATACAATAACAGCTTTTCAATTTGCGACTGAGTATAAGTTAGCAGCACTAACCCCAATTGAATTTCAAACAAATGTATCGTTGATTGATATTGTGACGATTGATAACTCAATTTATATCCTTAAGTTTTATGAACTGACGGAGCAATATACTATTGAGCAGTTTGACGATACAACACGGGTTGATGGTGCATTTTCATCTAATATGGCATCGGATGGAACAATAACAGGATTGAGTATATTTAACGGTTATACTGTCCAAGTAGTATTTCAAAATCAAGATTTTGGACAATACTTAGTAAGTGGTGGTCAAATTACGGTAACCAATCCTCAGTCATTATCGGGTCGCGTAACCGTTGGTTTGCTATACGATCTAACGCTAGTACCCATGTACCCGTTTGCGGGGTCAACATCGTCGCCATTCTTTAAGCAAGTGCAGCGTATTTATGTTGACTACTACCAATCGCTTGATTTTTCTATTAATGGTAATCTAGTACCGTATCAGAATTATGCTGATATACAGGCTGGATTGCCTTTGGTTCCACAAACGGACACAGCTATTGTTGCGCCTTTTTCTGGTTGGAATAGGTTTGATAGCAATGGTGTTCCGATTATATCTATCACGCAATCCTCGCCATTTGATTTACAGGTTTTAAGCATAGGCTATCAAATAGCCGCAGCGGTTTTATAAGGGGGCATTATGGGATTGGAAACGGCAGCATTAGTGATGGCGGGCGTTGCAGTGGCAGCGGAAGTGGGGAAGGGTGTATCAGAAACAAAAGCGGCTGGCGCTAGAAAGCAAGCGCTTGATCTGGAAGGTAAGCAAATTGAATTGCAGACCCAGCAACGCACATTGCAAAATTATGATGTGATGGAGAAAGTTTTAGATGCACAAGAAGCTCACATGACGACCACGGGTGCTGCATTTTCATCACCTAGTTATAATGCCATCCAAAGAAATACATTAAACATAAGCTCCAAACAGCAGAAAAATATTAATATTGAAAACGCCTTCCAAGAAGAAAGTAGAAAGACAGAAAAGGAAAATGTACGTAATTCTTTATACGCGCAATTATTTGGTGATGCTGCTGCCACGGCAACATCGGTGGCTGGCATTTATAACAAAGCACCTAGGGCATCTTAATTATGGCTAACCAATTTCCTCAACTAGATAATTCACAGCCAATATTAAGCCCACAAAAGGTTAGTAGTTCGGCATCAAGTCACGAAGAATTTGCCAAGGCACTCGGTACTATTGCAGAGGCGGGGTTTAAAGGTGCGGAAAAGGTAGAAGAAACACAAAGTAATGCCATGATGCTTTCATCGGCTGCCAATATTGATCAACTTAAAATATCAACACAATCACTAATTCTTACTGATCCCGCTAATGCCACTAAGCATGTTGAAACAATGCGATCGAGTATCGAGCAGGTCACCGCTAATGCTTATGTTAACCAGACGGATAGATCAAAATTAAAATACTATGCGCAGAAAGCAACAAATGGCGCTGAGTTAGAAGCTATTAAGGCAAGTGTCAAACAAGCGCAAATTGGTACTGCTTATGAGCATTACAAGAATTGGCCTTTCCAATTAAATACGCTTAAATCATTGATCAATGATCCCGATAAGTTTGAGCAGCAAAAAGATGCAATGTTTAAGCATGTCGAATCAATTGTATTGACTGGTTCAATAACACCATTGCAGGGTGAGGCGGCGATTAAATCCATGACGGGTGTGGTGGATTTAGCAAAGTATCAACATGACTTATATAACAATGAAGAAGCGCACACGCCACAAAACTTTCATGCGGCAATGTACAATCCTGTTGATAAGAATAAAACCAATAATCTTGATTATCCTGTTGATGAAACAACAAGGTGGGCGAAGAACGTACACGCTTCCGATATAACATTTCAGGGTGTGATGGATGATGTTAAGAAAAACCATTTATTACCTGATGTAGAAGCAATTGAAAAGTTAACGCCGCTTCAACGTGATCAATTAATGTTAACGATGAATGGCATTAACCAAGCTAATGCTATGATTAACTCAGGTGCGCCAATCACGCAGGTTGCATCACGATTAAAAGAGTTAGAGGGTCATAATAGTTATCAAGCTGTGGCTGAGCGTGACGCACTTAAAGATTATGTAACGGCTGTTAATAGTGGTGATTCACAAAAGTTAATGGCGCAGACCACTATGGGTGGTCAAATAGTAAGAAATTGGGCTGATAAAAGCTCGTACTTGCAAAACCAATTGCAAAATACTGATGCTAGAGATGCTCAAACAATTGCGAATCTTAAATCAGAGATGGCTAAAAATGATAATGATTATGCTAATCAATCTGTGGCTTATGCTGAGGCTCATCATTGGCCCACCGTTAGACCTATTCCAAAAGCTGACGTTGATGCTGTTCGCAACGCTTTTACTGTCAATGCTGACGGTAGTTTCCCTGATCCTTCGGTTGCTTACGCGGTAATAAAGAAGTACTCACCGCAGAATCAAATGTACTTAGCGCAGTCTATGACTAACCCAAGGCATAGGGTGGTTGTGCAAACGGTGGCATTAGGAAGTACAGGTCAAGCTGGCGGTAATACAGACCAGGAAAACATTGATTGGATAGCTGCAAATCAGCCACGAAACTACAAAGAGTTAGATCAATCAACGGAAGAATCAATACCAGATAATTATTTGAAGAACTCTATTAACACACAGATAACAGGCGCTATTAAAATTATTAGCGCACAGAATAATGCAATTGATGCTACATCATTGAATGGCCAATTGGTTCAAGCTGGCGTCAATTATGCTAAATACATTTCAGAAAAGAGTGGCCAGTTTAGTTTAAAAACTGATAGTACGTTTGGTTCAGTCAACAATGTTGGTCAAGTAGTTTCATTTATCAATAAATCTTATGAGCAAATGTCTGGTGTTAATTATATTGTTAATAAGAAGCAAGTTAATATTGATAAATCACAAATGGATAGTGTGGCTCAATATGCTATAGACAAAGGTAATGATTATCGCCGCGCACACATGAGTGAATCTCAATTCATTGCCATGCAGGATCAAGCACCATTAACGGTTACAGTAACAGGAACAAATCATCTTGTTGCTAAAGACCCCTCCGGAAATATTGTTTATAAACGTCCAATGACAACAGACCTGGTTGCTGGTGCGGTATCAGAAGTTAAGAAAAAAATACATGCAGAAAATAAAGAAAGAATAGAGTTTTTTAAGCCTATTTCATTTCAACGAAAGATACTTGGTAAAGGGTTAAACTTTGGGGAGGAGTATGCTCAATAGAGATGAAGGACTCGCCCCGCCAGAAAAATTGATATCCGATAATTTAACTCATAAACCATCGGCATCAACTTCTATTTGGAATAATCTTGCAGCGGGTATGGCCACACCTAATTGGGCTATCAGGTCATTCAATGATGAGTATGTTAAATCGCCAGAAGGCAAGTCGATCGCCGCCACCTTTGAGGCGCTACAGCGCGGTAATGAAAATCCCGAAGTAGGCTGGACACAGTGGGGCGCTAATGAAGCTGCCAACATGTTAGGCCAATCATTAAACCCACTTACATTATTGTCAGGTGAGCTGGGCGGCCTGGCAATGAAACCTATTTCTGCGCTGGGTGGCATTGTTGCCCCACAGTTAGCTAGATTGCCTCTAAAAAATATCTTGAAAGAATCATGGCAAAAATACTTTCCTGAAACGGCTGGCGCTGTTGGTGAAAAGGCAGCGACCGCCTTTGGGATTGGTGCAGGTGTGACACTACCTCAAGCCACCATTGATAACTTTAATGCTGAATTAGGCCAGCACGATATATTAGGCATGGCAAAAGAAATGGCAGGCGGTGGCATATTTGGCATGGCATTGGGGACGATTCCTTTTGCTTGGGGGATAGTGAAAGCTAAAATTAATCGTGCGCGTGGTAGACCGCCTGGCGCTGATGTGCCGCCAGATGAAATTGAAAAAATGGTTCAAGAGGGAGTTATAGACGAAGATACCGCTCAATTTATGAGAGACATGGATATCACCGTTGAGCCAGGAAGAAAAGAAAGAGTAAAAGAATTTCAAGATAAGGCAACCAAATATGTCGCTGATCAAGGCCACGAAGTAGATACAGCGAATCACACCGCCTCATTTGAAATACTAAATCGTGATCAAATGGCTAACTTACAATCTGCAACAGTAGATCAATTGGTTGCTGATTACATACCAGATGAGCACAAGTTTGCATTATCTGATTTCACTGTACAGGCTGGTATTGATGAGATGCGAGAGAAGCCCGGTGTGTTGGATGGCGTGCGTGGCTATGTTGAATATGCAGATCAGAATTTAGCGAATAAAGATTCCATATTGGCTAAGGCTGATGCCTTGGTCGATGAGCATTTAGAAACAACAACAGAAACAGAATTCCCACTTGATCAAAAATCAATACTTGAATCACTGAGAATTCACAAGAACGCAGACGATTTGCCGTTTACTGTTCCAGAAGAAGTGGTGACAAGAATAAGGATAGAAAATAAAATTGATTCATTGAAATTAAAAAACGAATCATTGTTTAAGAAGTACGAAGAAACTGGCAATCAGAAATATTCTGATGAGATGAAATCTAATAATAAAAAAATAGAACAATTAGAAAGTGAATTAATACCATTAAAATCTGCAAAAGAAGAATTAACACACATAAAAGAAACATTGTTGCCTGGAAATGAAGAAGTAACTTTAAAAACTGAATATCCTTTTGATAGTAAAAATACCGAGATACTTAAATCTGAACATGGAGAAATGAGATTAGATTACAACCTAACCGATAAAGAAGAAATAACTGGAAACGACAGAACTCACGTTCCACCCAAAACGGCGCATGTTAAATTTTCAAGAATTGAAGATAAATTTAAGGGCAAAGGATATGGTAAAAATCTGTATATAGCAGCTATAAATCACGCGCTTAAAAAAGGCCTTGGTTTTATGTCTGATACCAGATTAAGTGAAGATGTTGTTAGGGTTTATAAATCATTACAAAAGATGGGATATAAATTTGAAATAAATAAAGATGTTTCTAAAAATAATCTAGCAGGTGGAAATCAAGAAAAATATGTTTCAAAGAATGGAAAACCTATATTTAGATTAATATCGGTTCCTGAAAAGGCTAGAAAATCAAAACTAAGGTCAGATTACAAAGCCACTAATGAATATCACCGCCTACAAGACCTAGCAGAAGTATGGCACCCAGCTAAAACATTATTAGATAGGATCAACCTAGAAGAAGCTATTAAGCAACAAGAGGCATATCGAGATTTAGCCAAACAAATGTTAGAAATAGCTGATGAGAATGTTGGCCGTATGGCTGACCAGGAAAAAGTTAAGCGTTATCTTGGTGCGCGTGCCAATCCAAGAGTTAATCGTGAGCATGTTCCATCTACTAAGGTTGATGAAGTGGCAAAGAGCAATGACTTGCCCGCCGATCACGAAGCCATGATTGCCGAGCAGGATGTAATGGTTGAGACAAAGGGTACAAAGTCATTAAAGCCAGAGTACGAACATGCAAGAGAAAAGTTTAACGAGTTTAAAAAGTCAGAAGGTATATTTAACAATTTCATCAAGTGCGTACTGGGGTCTATAAATGGCTAAGGGTATAAGCAAAGAATGTTTAGATGAGGCCTTAACTGCGCTTAAAGATTTCTCTAGTGAGGAATTAAAGCAATATGCTTATGATGTTTTTGAGAAGGCTAAGAAATACCCAGGGATGAGTAATGCCAAGGCATTTGCTGAGGCCATGAAAGAGATTAACAACGACAGATTAAAATCATACTTTGAGGCGGTAATGACAACCGCTAATAATACGGTAAAAGTTAATTATTTGGTTAACCGTATCAAGACTGGAAAGGCCAACTTAAAGAATATATCTATTAAACGTGGCGCTAATCAAGGCGATAATGTAGCAGCAGCGCAGGTATCAGCAAGGCAAGAATTAGAATCAACTTTCTTTGATAAAGTAACCAGAGAAGAAACCGAGTTTTTGACCAGTGGAAACCATGACGAACAGATAGCTGATGCGTTTGATGGTAAGAAAGTAGATAGTCAAGAAGCTAATACGATAGCCAAACTTTGGAAAGATGTTTATTTCCCTGAACGCAATGCCAATTTAATCACCTCCAATGCCATGCCGTTTGATCATATTAATCAAGATAGATCATTCAGGAATGTTCATGACTCAAACCGCATGATCATGGGCGGCAAGAGTTCAATTAATGAGGCGAAATCCAAAGGTAAATTTAAACAAGGTGGTGCTAAAAATAAATGGATTGAGACGGTTAAAAAGAGATTCGATCTTATCCATTCCGATGCGGTAGATATTCATGGGAATGTGGATGAGGAAAAGTTAAACGAAATATTGGGTGATATGTATGACAACATCACGACCAACAAAAGTGATGTGATGACGAGATCGGAAGTAGTTAACGATAGACAGGCTATACAGAACAGATCAAGACGAAGGTTGCAGCCAAAAAGTATGCGTGATTTTGTGGAGTACAACAACGAGTATGGCCAGGGTAATTTGTATGGCGCTATGGTGATGGATATGCAAACGTCAGCCAATAAGATTGGGGCAGCTCGCATGTTGGGAGATTCGCCGCTTAATGCCTACCTTGATTTGCGTGCTGCTCAACAAGAAACTAACCCAGAGTGGGGCGGTGGTAACTTTCACCGCGCCGATCTTTATTTTAATGAAGTGATGAGCTCTAACAAGGCCGCTGTTAGTCCTACCGTTGCCGCGATAGATGCCAATATTCGCACGCTAACATCCATGGCGAGACTCCCCTTAATTGCGCTTCGTAGCATTCCCGATCTTGCCAACATGGCTACCTTTGGCATGAACCATGGTTATAATTATTTCTCAGCATGGGGTGAGCATTTAAAAGGGTTATTTGATCTCTATCATCCAGACGACAGAAAATTTATTGCGAAGATGTACAGCAATATGTTTCGTCAACATCTTGGTTATATGGGTCGCGTTGCAGACGCTAGTAACTCTAGCGAAGTAATGAATAAAATATCCACGGCATTTTTTAAATGGAATGGCCTACATCGTTTTGATATGGGAAATAAGATGAGCGGCATTTATGTCGCATGTAAGGGGTTGGGCAATCATGCTAGGAAATCGTTTGATGCGCTGCCATTGGCCACAAAGAATTGGGTAGCGAGATTCCTTGAGCCGTCAGAGTGGGAATTGCTGAGAGGGAAAGGACAGCATGGCCTTTTCACTGTGGATAATGTTAATGCTTTAACGGAGAAAGAGATCAGGGATTTCTACAATGCTGGCAATAAAGATAAGCCATTGCATGAAGTGAGAAACGATCTCTATAGAAAAGTACACGCTATGGCACAGATTGCTAGCGAGAATATGGTATTAAACC